TCGTCCTACACCCCAAACAATATCATTCTCACGCATAAAGTCTACAAGATACACCATATAGCGTAGTAAGTCTGTCATACCACGATCTAAAAACGCTTTCCATTCTTCAGTAACTCGTTTCCATTCATCAGTATGTCTAAGTTCATCATTTGGTTCTACTTGTAAGTTCTCTGCAAGTTTTGCAAATAGATAAACTGTAATATCTAAGTTCTTGTATTCATCAGGCATAAACCATTCACTTTGACATACACCGTCAAAAGTCTTTTGATCTACATCTAGCGGAATATATTTTTGTAGTTTGTCAAAGCCTTGCGCTTCCATAGCGGCATTGAAACGGTCTACGTCATCACTCGGATCACATAAAACCACGTGACACTTATCAGAATTGCCACTATAAATCATATTGATCAAATCGCGATTACTAAATCGTGGGATACCTAAATCATCTGTTTTCATAAGCATACTTGTATATTATGATACATTTATTAAATTGTCAAGATCATTATTATCTTGACTTTGTTTCTTCTTATTAGCGTTTCTCTGCTCAATTTCTAAGTTGTATGTATCAATTAACAATGTTATTTGTTCTTGAACATAAGGGTTTGCAGTAGAAAAATAATTACGTTGTAAACTGACAACCTTTTCTTGTAATTGGCTATCTGTAAATTCGCTTAAATCGTCTATAAGTGGATGCATTATACTGTTGTTACAAACTGTCCTAAATACTGCATAAAGACAGTAGAGCCATTATTATATGTCCAAGCACGAATTGCAATACTTTGATCAGCACTTGCAGGAACATTAATAGTTCTGTTTGTCCACGCTCCGCTGTTGTCTGTTAAAATATCAGCTGCTCCAGGACTTGCAAAAGTAACACCTTGTGTACCACTACCGTTACCAGAAAAATGCACAACCATTTCTGCAAAATTGTCTATTTCTGGCCAATCGTCAAAACTTACTGTAATGGCATTGTTTATATTTGTTAATCTAAAATAATGTGCAGTATTAAAACTCAGTGTCAGTGCAGTTTCGCCTAATACATTAGATACTGCTGTTTCTTTTGATGACGAAAGTAAATTAACATTACTGATTGTATTGTTATTAAACGTTGTTGTCTCATTGGTTTTAGCAGTATTATCTTGCAAATTTGTTATTTCTGTATTTGCAGTTGCTAAACCTGTTTTGATGATATTGAAATTATCACGAAAGCCTTGAGTGTCATTGTCTACACCTGCTACCGGATACGTGTCATCTATAGTTGTTGATATAATATTACTTGCCATAAATCTTTTCCTCAATGTATTTATGATTATAAATTGTTTGTAAATTTGTTTTGATCACCTTACACTCCATTATTGTAAGTATGTCTAGGAAACGCAATGTATGTTTCTTGATTTTGATCAGCAGTTTTATCTACAATGTATCTGTCAATTTCATAGTTAATTTTTGAAAAATTAAAATTAGCATTTTCGATATTTTCTTTAACTATTTGAGATCCACCCGGTACAGTGTAACATAAAGGTAGTGCCGTTACATAATCTATTTCTGATAAACTTCCGTCTTGTGCAGTTCTCATCCACAAAGGCAAAAATTCTCTTTCACTTGCACCTATCTGCTTCAACCTTTTTCTCATGGTGCCAATATTGCTTATATATCTATATTGATCTTTGGTCTGACTTGTTAACACAGCAGTTTGGTCTACTGTAATAACATCGCCTTTTGGTCTAAATCTAAAAGGATCGCCGCTGTTGTCTACTGTCAAACTAGTCGCACGTATTGTTATTGTTCCATTACGTGATATAATGGATATTGCACCATTTGATGGTACAGTAACACTACCGGAACGTGTTTCAATTTCTATGCCATTAGCTTCTGGTATTTTAATTGCATCACCTGATCTAGTGCTTACACTGATAAATCCTTTACCCTGATTTCTTGCAGTATCATCGTCACCTGTTTCCAATTTGACTTGGTTAACCTTGAGATTTGTACCTGTGCGTATTTTTGATCTTAATTGTGTGTCGCCTTTAGCAGGCTTTCCAGGATCAACAATATCTACATAAACTACTTCATATATGACTTCATTTGTTCCAGGTTGTTTTGCAACTGCTGTTTTCAACTCGCCAAAAGCAAATCTTTTTTTACTGTGATTTTGTCTAACTGCTGCTGCAAAATTTGCAAGATTTTTTTGTTCTATTCCTGCATATGCTAATGTTCTAAGATTTTTTTGAACACCAAAATTATTATCATAAGGACGATAAATTAAATTTGGTATAAAGATGGTGTAATCATTTATAAAATCGTTGAACAATTCTTTTTGTGAATTTATCAAAAACGGTTGCATATAAACATTACTATATAATTTATTATCTGTATCAGTTACTGTGATTGTAAAAGTTCTTGATAATGCACTGTATCCAAATCTATCTCTTGCAAGAACTTTGAATTCAAAACTTCTATCAAAACTAGTAGTAGATCCGTCAAACGTGGTTGTTCTGTCATCAATTGTAGTTAAGCCTGGATTGTCTGCTGTACCAAACTGCTGCACAGTACCAACAATTTCACCATTTCTTTTGAGTTCTAAACCTGTGGGCAATTTACCTGATAATAAATCATAACGTAAATTAGCTCCTTCTAATGTTGTTTCTGCTTGTACTTTTAAATAACTTATTCTATTTGCACCTAAACTTGGTAATATTTCAGGTGTTAGCCATTTTATTGTGCTATCAACATTGCCTAAAACTTTAATGGTAAATGTTTTACTAGTTGATGTAAATTCAGTCTGTGATTGTGTAAGACGTTTTTTAATATTTTTATCTTTAATTGCACCTAACGCAAATTGTGTATCTTTAAAAACATTCACTGTCCAAGCATCTGTAAATGTGATTTTTATTGTGTCGTCGTCTACTATACTATTCACAGGTGAGCTGTCTTCAGTATCAAAAACACTTTCTAAAAGATTCCTATTGTTGCTTAAACTGGTTTGTGGAATATTTACTGCTATAGAACTTAAATCACTTGTATCGACAATAATTAAATCTTGATCAATTCCTGTCACCTGTGAAAGTGCTCTTTTAACTGAAGTCTGTATTGCTTCACCTGGTATAATTTCGATGCCAGATGATAAATGATTTACACCAAGACTTTGTCCGCTTTCACCTACAAATCTATAGTTGTTGACAAAATTAATTTCTTGCACTGTGTTATCTGTACTGCTATATCTAATATTTCTTGATACCCATTTTTGTATATCTGATTCTGTCAAGTTGTTTCTATATGCAATTACAACAGTATCGCCTATTTGTATATTTTGACTAACAGTTAGCGGTTTGTAGTTTGGCGATGGTAAAAGTGGATAAGCAAATTCTAATATATCGTAATCTGTGTTATCTTCATTTATGTCATCGATTATATAATCGTTATTTTCAATAGTCACAGCAGTGTCTATAAGTGCTTCTACATCGTCTACACCGTCTGATAAATCTCTTGAAATTTTCTTTACTTTAAGATTAGTTGCTCCTGCTAAAGTGTCTTCTAAAATATTTGTGTTTACTTCAAATACTTCTTGATCTGCTTCGCTGCGTGTTGCTTCAATTGTAAATTTATAATCTTTTTCAACTGCCGGTTGATACGGAACAATACCTGCTAGTTCTCCAGTTTGACTATCAAACTCTAATCCTTCTGGAATAACACTAGGAGTTCCATCATCGTTATAATCTCTTAATTCATAGTTGATATTGCCTAGCAGATAATTTGGATCATAAACATCAATAAAAATTGTTTGATAATTATCTGCTCTAATACTTCCTAAGTTTCCTCTTGTAAGCCATATAGGTTTACGTAAGTATGTAACATCAGCAGTAAATAATCCTGTAGCAGATTTCATGATAGTATTATCTGCTCTTAAAAAATCATCACTTACAACATATATACTAAAACGTCTTTTACTTTCGCTAACATCATCTGCAACTGTAACAATAAATTCATATTCACGATTTAGTTTTCTTGGATTTCTACTTGGTAAACCAAATCCATAAAACTGTGTATCAAATGTAAAACTATCATATCCTTCAGTATCTGTAACACCTTGCTGTTGACGAGTACTATCACCATAAGGATCGTAATTGTCCGAATCTAATGCAAGTATAGGATCTACAATACCAGAGATTTTGCCATTGGTATCCAGTGTTAAGCCTGGAGGTAATTCACCGTCGCCGTCGGCAATGTAAAATTTCAAAGTATCGCCTGCTGTTAAATCAGAATCTATTGCTTCTAAATCAAAATCAATTTTACTGTTGTCCAAAACAAAAAATGCATTAGAAGCACGTTCAGGCGGAAGATTACTTGCTGTATAAGGTAGATCGGCCCATTGTAATTCGTCTCTATCCCAAAACTTAAAAATTAATTTTGTATCGTTGTCGAAATATTGAATCCATATATCTTTATCTTCGGGATCAATAGGAGCAGTTTTTGATAGTTTGTATAATTTTGGTTTCCAAAATTCACTATTTACATCATAATTTGCTAGTGAAAGTTTTAAACCATTGTTGTCAGGATTAATATTAAACCAGAAATCTACATTAAGTGGGTTTGGTCTAGTTTCACTTACTTCTAATTTAGTATCATTTCCGTATACACTGCGCAATTGATCTTGATTTAATAATTTCCATATTCCGGCATTTTTAAAATAAAAAACATTATTTAAAGTATCAAAAAGATAATTACCATCCTGGCCTAAATTATTAGAAGGTACTCCTTCATTGGTTAATATTGATTGTTTAGTATAACTGCTAGATCCTATACTGGTATAAATTCCATATTCGGTATTTGTTAAATCAAACCAAAAGCTTTCTGTAAAAGTTGATCCGATATTTAAATCGCCTTCGGGTGTTTGCCAAATAGGTGCATCTTCGCCTTCTATAGTAATTTCAAACGTTTTATCTGCAATACTATTGTTGGCATCTTTGGCTCTAATTACAAATGAAAATTTTGTTAATCTTGATACTTCAAACGGTGCACCAGTAATTGTATAGCCATCTAATCTCAAACCTTTGGGTAATTCGCCTGCTATTACATTTAAAGTTGGATTTTCGGCAACATCAATCGGCAAGTCGATTGAGATTTGTGTTTTTTCAACAAATCTGCCTAAATCATAAGGCGATTCCACTGTCCACATATTCATTCCTTACGTTACTATCAAGCCTTCATCCAATGTTACATCTACTGGATCTGCAATTGTGCCAAAATCAACATCAATTGTTGCATTCAAATAATCAATAATACTTGTTATAGTGTTATCAAAAGATCCAAAATCTAATGTTGCTATTGCTGCTACATCAGATAGATTAATTCCATTAATTGTACCTGCATTAACAATATTATTTTGTTGCATATTTAAAGTAGCACTCACAGCAGGCGAACTCTCTCTAACAAGTTGGCTGTCCACTGAAACTGTTTTTGTTGAATTATTGACTGTGACTACTGCACCTGTATTTGTTGCACCTTGAAAAATAATAGGTTCGCTTACATTACTGGTAATTGTATTAGTGCCATCTGTGAATACCAGTGTAGCTTGTGTGCTTTTTAAGAAAAGCGTATCGCCATCGTCACTTACTCTAAATTCTACAGTACCGGGTGCTAACGGATCTGGTTGCAATGCTCTAAAATTTAATGTGTTGCCTGTTTTTTCTTTAAAAACTGTAAAGCCGCCAATGCCAACATTAGCACCCTCTACATTTGCTGCTCGTAAATCTAGATCGTCAAAATTTTGATTAACTTTAATAAAAGCTTCACGTAAATCGTCACCTGTGCCATCATTGGCAAGATTGCCCACATTAATTACTTGGATTGCCATCTGTTCTCTCCGTCTTTTTTATATTTATCAGCTAAAGAACATTAAGTTTATTGACCAACAACTACCCATGATGTTCCGTTGTAAATATTAAGTTGGTTTGTACTAGTGTTCAAAATCAACTCACCTGCTCTAGCAGAAGGAATATTGTTACGTTCTGTTGTTGTAAAGAAAGGAATCTGTAATCCTCTTTCACCATTCGCACAAGGCATTTGCAACCATCCTGAATTTCCTTGTCCATCGGCGTTCGCAGAATAAACTTCCATATAGTCATTGGTTACGTGCATATCACCTGTTTGTGGTGAGCTAGGACGAGTAGCATCAGGTATTACTCTCAAATAATTATCAACTGTAACTCTATTTCCGTCACCTGCGTTTACAGATATATTTCCAGCATTTTTAACTTCTGGTGTATTTATTCTTACAGTAGTGCTCATTTCATTAGATGATACTGTGCCGTTTAGCGCATTTATATCGCCATTTGTTGCAGTAAAATTACCGTTTGTTGAAACAAAGTTACCGTTTGTGCTGCTTAGTCCTGTAACAATGCTTAGGTTAGTAACTTCAGCATTTGTAAATGTACTGTTGGTTGCACCGTTGGCATTGACTGCTCCAAATGTTGCACTTTGAGTAGTTAGTGCTCCTGCTGTCAACACTGCATCAAGGTCTACATTTAAAAGAACATTTGCCAGCGTAGTAAATTGTGTGTTTGTGTTATCAAAAGTAAATACACCGGTGCTGCTATTGTAAACAATTGGATCACCAGCACTTAAACTATTTCTTGTAATATAGCCTTGATTGTTTACATCTGTCAATGTGATGAAATTGCTGTCATTTACAAGTTGACTGGTAGATGTAGGAACCAATGCTGGTGTAAAAGTAAATTCACCTGTTGTGTTGTCATATGATAAACTGCCATTGCCAGATGCAGGATTTGTTATAATACTGAAAGCTGTAAGGTCAACTCCGCCCCCGCCGCCTGTGTCATCAACACCTTGCCAACTAAATCCATCCCATTTTAGAATTTTCTCAGTTACAGAACCGTCAGATGGATAATCTGCAAAGACATCAGGAATGTCAGCTAGTCTATCAATTCCACTTATAATTGGTTTGTTTTGAATAAAACTTGGATCGTTTGGATTGGTTTCATTCCAATCAGATTTAACTTGAATACTGCTAAGTGCAGCACCATTTACTGTATAATTGTCTGCATCTACTGTTCCGGTAAAATCAGCACTGTCTGCTGTGATAGCAGCTGAAAATGCAGCTGATGTACCACTTATAGCCGCTGTACTTGTTATACCTACTGTTGTAAGTGCTCCACTTAAAGTAATAGTGTCTGCAGATAAGTTACTACTTAAAGTTAAATTATTTAAATTTGCAAGTCCGCTGCCGGTCATATCTAAAAAATCACCTTGCGGCATTTCTTTGATATTTGAATCTTCTGCGTCTACTACTAGTGGAAATCTATTTGCCATTCTCTAAATCCTGTTCTTTTTAATATTTATGTTAAAGCTGCAATCCTAGTTTGGAAGTCAGCAAAATCTGCACTTGCTGCAACCACGCTTTGAAGTGTTGCTAAACTTACATAGCCTGGAATTTCACCATTTACAGCATCAACAAGCAATGTACTATCGTCAGCAAATACACTACCCTTTATGTCAGTTGTTAAATTGCCATCTTCTAGTGCTGCTATATCTGCATATAATTCTGTGAAGTTTTCATTGATTTTAATCATTGCTGCACGGAGAGGATCACCCCCTCCGCTGTTTGCGCTTGTGCCTACATTAATAGTTTTTTGTGCCATTATACTCTCCCTACCACAACTTCTACTACGCCGCGGTCATCTGTGTCTTTAGTACCAACTGCTTTACCAATCACTTGTCCTACGCCTGGGGAGTTATTTACTATTGCAAAGCCTGGTACAGCACTTGTAACCAGCATATCGCCTTTTTTGACTTTGCCTATTACTTTACAAGGCACTCTACCTTGTAGTGCTAGTCCTACAACATTATCACCTTGTAATGCACTGTTCATTAAGTGTGCTGGATTGGTTGTTACAACACCTGCAACACTTGTTTGTCCTTTAGCAGTGCATACAGTAACTTCTGCATCACCGCCAAATACAAGCACTGTACCCGGTTCGTAGTCTGCATCACCTAAATAGTTCTCTGCTAAGTCGGCATACAGTGCTTCTGTAGCTTGTCCATTAAAAGTTGTAGCCCATACAGTATTATATCTATTAGTATTACTACCAATACTTACTCCGTTGTCTGCACCACTGTTAGCAGGACCCGTGATATTACCAGTATGGTTTATAGTACCTATACCTGCTAAATTAGTAATACTGCCACCTAAACTTACAGCGGTGCTTCCAATTGTAATGCTACTATTAGCAAGTTCTGTATTGCTAATTTCTCCATTGCCTAGTGTAACAGTTTTGCCGCTTAAATCTAATGTATTTGCTAATTCTGCACCGCTAACACCTTGGGCTTTGATCCCAACCCAGCCATTTGATACTTCAAAGTTTGCACTATCAAAACTTGCAAGTCCGCTTGCTGCTTGTATAGTAGCTGGTGTTGCGCCTGGCGCATCACCTGGATCTGTTGCACTTGCAGTTGCCAAAGTCATATCTAGTTTGCTTTGATCTATACCTGCATCTGTGGCTATATCCGAATTGATAATAACACCAGTTGAGATACTTGCAGTCAATTCATTTGCTGCTGTTCTTGTAAATGCAATATCACCTATGACATCATGGTTTTCACTCTGTTGTGCTGTGCCTGTAAAGGCCAACAATTGTGCTTCGATTGTGCCGCCTGTACCTGTAATAGTAACATCACCTATGTCGTTTAGTTCGTCTGTTAAAGAATCAACATAAGATTTATTTGCACCGTCACTACCAGTAATAGGATTTGCAACATTGGTAATTCTGTTGCTGCCCATATTCAATACATCATTCATAGGTGTTTCTGAGAATCCTGCACCACCCAATGACATATAACCTGGTCCTATTACAGGAGTTACAGGTTGTCCATCTCTATCAAGTCCTAGTCTTGCATCGATGTAACCTTCAACTGCTGTTTGTGTTGGTACTGCATCGCCCT